ATGAGGAAACTCTTTTCCCATGCGTTCATTCAATTCAGTATAGTATTCATCACTCTTAGGGTCAATACCTTCTTGTTCTACAAGATCTTTATGTATCCCAAAGGCTGCATAGGTCATGGCACTGTCGTTACCAAACCATTCATTCTTCTGTGCCCACGCCTGTGCTTTCGCATCCGGCTCCTGCGGCGCCTGTTGTACAGGTTGTTGCACCGGCTGAGGTGCAGGTGGGGCTGACTTGCGTCTCTCATTAGCCGCTTTAGCCTGTGCCGCTCTATCTGCTTCAACAGCTAAAGTGGTCATCTCTTTCTGTGCAGACACAGCCGCTTCCGTGTCCCCAAGTTCCATAGCAGCTCGTAGCTTCTGTTCAGCCTGTGCCATCTGAGAGTCTACGCGGCCAGAATACTGGTCCACATAGTTTGTATCCATTTGATTAAGTTTTTGAGCTAACTCTTTGTTTTCCTGCTCTTTTTGTTTTGCAAACCGAAGCGCTTCATCAGCGTTCTTTTCAGCGTCACGCATCTTTTTCGTGAGGCGATTAATTCTTTTTTGAGTCTGGCTCTCCGCTTTTTTAAACTCATCTTCAGTTTGGTCATCCTGAGCAACAGCGTCAGTTTGAACATCTTCAGGTTGATCGTCGATAGTAACTTCAACATCTTGATCCTCCAGTTGTAAATCTAGTTCTTCTTGTTTTTCTTTTGCTTCTGCCATTTTAGTCCTCTAGTAATGTAAAATGTCTTCCGGGTCCAATATCTTAGCTAAGATCTCATCATCATTCAGTATTCTAACCTCGCCGCCATCTATCTTAAACCTTGATCCAGAGTAACGGGCAAACATAACCCAGTCTTTCTCTGCGCACCAAGGTCCTGACGGAAACTTGCCTTCATCTTTATAAGCTAACGGACCAGCCTTCAACACATATCCTACCTGTGTAGACACCTGACCTTCTTCTACTATCTTATCTGGTAACAAAATGCCGCCCTCTGTCTTACCTTTGCCCCTGTACGGCAGTATAAGCAATCTCCAGCCTGTTGGCGCTGGCATGCGGTCTAATAGTGAGCTGCTAATCAAAGAGGGGTCTAGTACGCGATCTTTGGGATCTATGTAAGTTTCTTCTAAACCGTTCTCAGTCATCTGCCACCTCGTGTCTGTTTAATAAATCTTTCATCTCGTTTTCTACATATTCAAGAGCTTCCATCTCGCCCATCATCTGCTTGTAATGCTCCATGCTCTTAACAGAATTATGCTGCAATACATCTAAAACAATCTTTCTTCTTTCTTTTATAACCCTAAATACAGCTTCTGCAAGATAAATCTGATTTTTTGACATAAAAACCTCATAATTTCTTATTCTGTCTTATATTCTCTTATATCTTCAAAAGAACTTTGACACATCGGGCATTTATATTCAACAAATTTAATTATGCCTGCAAAAGGAACAGGTTCTTCTGTGGTAACTTTCTTCATGGCTATCTTATGTATGTAGCATATCTTAGTTTCTTGAGGCACGCTTTATCCCATTTACATGTTTTCTGTAAAAGTAATTGCCTATTCTATTAAAAAACCTAAATAATTCTAAGTTAATTCGTGTCATATTTTCTTCGCCGTTTTCTTTGCTTGTTTAAAGTTTTTCTTGGTAGGTGCACCTTTAGCTCCTGCCTTACGCATTTTTTCGCCGCTACCCGCAGCTATTCTCTTTCTTTTAGCTTGTATGTTCCTGTATAAACTCATTTTTTCATGTTCTCTCTGGCTACGCCTTTGGTTTTTTCAAAAGATCTCATGCCGCCCAGTCCCAATAAAGATAGGGTTAACGTCATAAGCTCACCTGTATTTAACTCTGGTAACACAACCTCCGGTGCCCAGATGCTAGTTGCCCACTCTGCAAGCGGCATAATAAAAAAAGAAGTAAAAAGGCCAAGCGCGCAAATCCACATGATAGCAGGGCGAGCTCCCGCTACAAAAAGACTTGGATGCTTGGCCTGTGCCACATTGGCTTCTATCTGACCCTTAGCAAGCTCCTGCGCATGTTTCTGCGCCATCGTAGCCAAGTCATGGGCCAACTTGTTCTTTACGTCCTTATCTTCTATAAATTTTCCAAGAAGATTAGAAACAGGTCCTATTAACGCTGTAAGCATTTATATTCCTTTCCTAGTCATAAATTAATCTGCCTACCGGCAGTCTTTTACATTGATATTTAAAAGGTTTCCATAACGGATAGTGTTTGTTTATTTGTCTGCTAATAGCCAGCGCTCTTTGTTTACACTCAAACTCAGTTTCATAGGGGCCATATTGATCCTCCAACGTCATGCAGTTGTTGGGTATTGATATCACACACATTGTTACTAACGCTTTAAACATATCATTTCTTATTCATCCAAGCCGTTGTGCCCATGTAAGCGCCCACTATACCGGCTCCTGATATGTAAAATAAATTACTTATATCGCTCAATGCATTTATTCTTTCTATGCTAATAAAAGGCATAAACATCATAAATGTAAACAATCCCATCGCTATCAGCGTATATCGCGCCATGCGAAGCTGCGCTAGGTTCTTACGAAGTGCCGTCTCTGTCTCTTTGATTTCTTTTGCACTGGCAAGCTCATCGTCACTGACTATGCCGTCTCCGTCTAAGTCGTACTCGTTATACTTGCTTTTTACCTGTAGCTTCTTTGCTGCCATTTATAACAGATCTTTGAAATAGTTAGGGTCTCCTCGAACCATTTCAACAGCACCACCGTCAGCCATCTTCATAGGCTTAACCAAATCACCTCTGCCTTGCTGCATCAAAAACTGCTCAAAGCTCATGGAATCAGACGCCGGACCGTCAAAAAACTCTTTTCTTAGATCCTTTTCAGTTCTTTTGTCACCTGCTTTAGCCATTACTGACCTCCTTTCTGTTGTTTCATTACCTCACGCCTTTCAGCTGCGTTGATCCTTGCCGCAGTCTGTTTTTCCTGACTTTCAATTCTCTTATCAAACTGATCGCCTCTTTGCTGCACCTTCTGTTGCTCCAGACCCAGTTTAGCCCTGTCAACCTGAGCATCGTTCTGTTCGCCCTGTGCTCTAACCTGTAGTTCCTTCTCCTTGAGCTGTACCAACGGATCTGGTCCGGGAGCCGAGAGCTGTGAACTTACCTGCTTCAACTGCGTCATGCCCTCCGCTATCAGTTGTGCCGTCCTAGCCTCTAACTCCAGCATCTGATCTTCCTGCATAGGCTGACCACCTGTAGCCTGCATCATCTCCATAGTTGCACGCTCCTTGGCACCAATCCTTACATGGTCCATGATGTGCTTCTGTAAAGCCACCGCTATCTGCGGTGTGCCCGCTACCAGCGGCGTAGAACCAAAAACCATGTGTGACATTATGTGAGCCTCGTGGTCCTGACCCTCAAACGCTATCATCTGTATCTGATCCAGCGCATCTATGTTCTCCTGAGCAGGGTCTTTAGGGGATGCTTCCGGCTCAGGAGTTCTCTTCAAAATTCTGTCTATGTCCCTTACACCCAGCGCTTCATACATATCCCGAAACACCTCGTACATGTTGTGCATCTCAGGTGCCGACGTCGCAAGCTGTAACTTAGTCTGAGCCAGTGATATCCTCTGTGCCTGACTAAATATGTTAGGATTAGATACAGGCAGTACATCTACCCTGTCATCAAAGTCCTCTCTTTTAATAGAACTGTCCACGCCTGCAATAGAATACGGATATTCGTCAGGTAGGAACTCTGCCATAACTCTACCCAGTAACTTAAACTCCAGTCGCATCGCATAGTGCAATCTCTTATGCACAGCTGACATAACGCGTGAACCCTGTTCCAACATAGCAATCGTTGTACCTACCGCTGCCTGCTGATTGCCATCGCCTACCTTCATATCAGTAATGGTCGCGAATCGCCGTCCTGCATCAACTACAAAACCTAATAACGCCATCAAAGTCTGGTCAGGTCCCTTGAACGGCAATGACATCAAACTTGATCTTATGTCACCCCCTGGAGCATCTACATCCCTAAACTCACCGGGCTGTAGCGGCTCATCATCGTCCCTGATCCGTAGGCCGCGAGCTTTGAAACCTGCTGGTAAATTAGATAAGGTACCTGCATCAATCAACTGTCTTAGTGCAGCAGTCGCGGTTCTTGATAAACCACCAATCGTATGTATCAGC